CCCGGCAGTGCAGGCCGCCCCGGGCGAGGGGCTCGAAGTGGTCCGCGTGCTCTGCCGGTTGGCCGCAGTACGCGCACGAGTCGGCGTAGATCGCGGCGAGGAAGTCTGTGCTGACGCATCCCGAACCGTGCTCGCAGATTGCGCCCCGAAGTCGTGCCTTTCGAACCAAGTTCCGAGCGTAGAACGCCTCAGGATCGCGGTAGTACTCGGCCAACTTGGCAGCACGAGCGCGCCCGATGTTCGCCTGATACCACTCGCGTGTCACTCGCCGGTGCCGCTTACGGTTGGCTTCGCGCCACGCCTGAGCCCGCGCGTTCTGCGTCGCGCGCTGCTCAGGGGACCATGATGCACGGAGTGGGACCCGGAGTGCGTTTGCTCTGGCGCGTTCGGCCGATCGCTGCTCTGTGGATAGACGACCCCGACGTTCTCGGTTCGCCTGCGCTTGGCATGGACGGCACAACCAGCGCGTACCGCACCAGACCTTGAGCATTTCGCATTTCGAGCACGCCGGTCCGATATTTCCCCGAACCGGCGTGCTCTCCATGTGATTAGTCTACCAACGACTGAGGCAGACTATGAATCAGACGTCCGTGTAGGCCACAAAGGCCCCGATCGCGTCGCTCTTGACGAAGCCGTAGTAGGCCTCCACCAGGAGGAGCACCAAATTTTCTTGGAAGGCGCTGTGCGTGACGGCGGCCTCGTCCACGTAGGACGCGGTGTCGGACACCTTGATCGTGATGTCCATGCCCTGGCCCCATGCGGCCTGTGACCAGTCGCCTCCGATCGCCCGGAGGTTGGAGTCCGAGTCCGGCGACTGCGCGACCACGATGCCCGGGGTCGTGCCGGTCAGGAGCGCACCGTCCACGCGGATCGGAGCCGACGCCCCACCGAGCGGTGACAGCGTGACCGTGTACGGTCCTGCCGCCGAGCCGGTGACGGTCGCAGCAGCCCACGAGGTACCCAGCGCGCGTACTGCGCTCTGGATCGTGGTGGCCGCAACCGCGTTGTACGCCAGCGCACCGGTCGTCGCGCCACCGATGCTGATGGTGAAGGTGCCACCACCCACCGTGCCGGTCTCCGTGATGACCTGCACGCGGGAGCCCGAGCGGGTGTAGGCACCCGAGACGCCCCGGTTGTAGTACGCCGGGTAGCCGATGAGGTTGCCCGCGTTGATGCCACCCTGGGGGGAGTCCACCCACAGGGGACGACCCTGCGAGTCCGTGGACAGCTTGAGGACGGGCTTGAGTCGCGGGTCGGCCGCGAATCCGGTGAAGTCGAACCCGGAGTCGACGACGAGCTTCTCGCCCTGGACGAGATCCGTGTAGGTCCCGCCGGTCGCGGCCGATGCGGTGCCGAGCTCGATCGAGGACGCGCCCTTGGTCAGGTAGTCCGCGAACGGGCCGGCCCCACCGGTGCGCAGGTCGAGACCGTGGATCGCCGCGTAGTCGAACGAGCGGGCGATGGCGACCGGGAGGTCCTGGCGCAGCTGGGCGTACAGCCCGGCAGCGTTGGTCATCGCGATCTCCTGCGACACCGGGACGAGCAGGGCGACCTTCTTGCCCTGCATCTGCTTGATGCCGACAGCGCCGGACCCGACGGGCTTGACGCCGCCCTCGGTGACCCACCCCGCGGCGGGGATGTCCATCGACACGGGGATGACCGTGTTCGCGGTGAGCGACAGCGGCACCCGGCGGGCGAGCTGCTGGACGGCCGACAGCTCTTCGGTCTTCTCGAAGATCGGGCCGGTGACGGTGGGAGGGAGGAGCGTGGCATTCACGCTCGAGAGGATGGTGGACATGGTGGTTCCTTTCGTGCGATGGGATGGCGCCTGCTACGGCTTGACGCCGAGCTGAGCGCCGAGGAAGTTTGCGAAGTCGGCCTCGGGGGTGCCCTTCGCCGCAGGGTCGCGGGTTGAGGACTGGGTGAGGTCGGGTCGCGGTCCGGGACCAGTCGCGCCGAGCAGCCCCTTGAGGGCGTCGGCGTCCGCGAGAAGTTCCTCGCGGGTCGTGCCAGTCAGCCGAGCGGCGGCAGTGAGGGGGATGCCCTTCTCGGCAGCGACCTCGTACCGCAGCGCCTTCGCGGCGCTCTCGGTGGCGGTCTTCTGCGCGGAGGCCAGAGCCTCGGATGACTTCTCGGCGTCGGTCTTCTGGGCGTCCTCGAACGCCTTGACCCTCGCCGTGAGATCGGTGACCGCCTTCTCTGCGGTCTTGCGCGCCTCACGTTCGGCCGTGATGGCCTTCTTGCCGGCGTCGCCCAGGTCGGCAGGGTCGCCCTGCGTGGTCTGGGTCTGCCCCGTACCGGTCGCCGTGGTGGCGTCGGTCGCGGTGGTGCTGGTGGTGGACTGGTCGTCGGCCATGATTGTTCCCAATCGCTGGGGGTGGAACCCGTTCCGCGTCGCGCGGGCGGGAGAATGTGGGGACTAGCCGAGGTAGCCGTTCGCGGCGAGGAGCCGCAGGTAGTCGGCGCGGTCGGTGGCGACCTGGGAGATCGTCTCGGGCATCAGCCGGGGGCGAGCGATGCGGGAGTACCGCTGCCCGGCCCTCTTGATGTCAGTCGCACGAGATCCCGCTGTGCCGAGGCTCTGATACGCCACGCCACGGCGCGTCGTGCCCTCAGTCGTCGTCAGGATCTTGCGACCGCCGACCTGCGAGGTGGTCATCCCGCGGCGCGCGTTGACGACCTGGCTCATGTTCGCGCCCGACCGCAACGCCTCACCGCCGGCAGCGCCGAACGTCTTGTCCTGCTGGGCCTTGGTCAGCGAGTCGAAGTACGCCACAGGGTCGACCGTCATGTCTCCCGCGATGGCCTCGGTGGTTGGGATGTGCCGGCAGTCGTCCTTTGGGTGCCGAAGGAACCCCGCGTTGCGGCGGAAGAACTTGCCCGCCAGGACGACGCAGCGAGGACACGACGTCCCGTTGAGCATCCGCACGTACCCCGTCACGGGCCGAACTCCCGAGTGCAGGGACTCCGACTGGCGCGCCGTGTCCGAGAGCAGCGTGCCGACCGTGCTCGTGAGCCACTTCCCAGACGACGAGAGCGCGGCGAACGACGTCGACCCGTTGCCGACTGCCGTCTTGGCTCCCGTGACCGCGCCGTAGAGCAGCGAGTCGACCGGGCGACCGTCGCCGGCCACGCCGATCAGCGGCAGGGTCGAGACCCGAGCGAGCGGGAGCGCCTTGATGCCCTGCTCGTCGAGCACAGCCGGGATGTAGTCCGCCGCGCCCGCCACAAGCCGCTCCTGAGCCGTCCTGACGACCGCCAGGAGCGTCGGCTCGAGCGTCAGGTAAGACTGGTCGAACTCCGGCCCCATGCGGCGCCACTGACGCTTTACAGCGGCCACCGCGCGGTTCATCTCGAGCCGCTGCGCCGCTGCGTAAGCCTCAGCCGACGACGGTAGGGACTGGGAGTACATTCGCCGCCCCGATCAGCGCAGGTGCCGGGAGTGGGTTGAGGTACGGGTCGGCGTCCTCGGCCGCGAGGTACCCGCGCTCCTTGTCCTTGCGAGCCTCAGACCACCCGAGCTCGTCCCAGTAGCCCTCACGGGACAGCACACCAGCCGCGCGCCGCTTCGCCAGGGCATCCTCGCGCTGAGACACGGTCGGGGTGCCCGGGTCGAACCAGTCGACCTGCACCCGGTTCCCGGTCACCCACTCGCCCGTCGCGAACCGTAGAGCCAGCGCACCGACCCACCCGAGAGTCGTGCCGACGATCTCGTTCTGCTCCTCCACCGACCGAGTAAGTTGCGACTCGTCGGCGTGGATCGCACCCTCAGCCGGCGCGGTCGCCGGGTGCAGCCCGAAGTACCGGGACGGGAACCCGGTCACGATCGACGCCTGCCCGCCGTAGATGTTCAGGGCCGTCTCGAAGTTCTTGAGGTCCGCAGCGGAGAGCTGACCGACCTTTCCCTCCGCTGCGGTGATCATGTGGATCGCGTCGAAGTACGCCTCGAACAGCGGGACGGGCTTGCCCGTCTCGTCGAGGAAGTCACCCTTGGACACGCCGGTCATGTACATGCGGGGGATGCCGTGGGCCTCCTGCGCGAACTGTAGGTTCGTCAGCGACCGCGCTGCCGCGTCCACCAGGGGGATGATGTCGGTCATCTGCGACTCACCGACCCAGGACCCCGACATCCGCCGGTTCAGGTGCATCGCCACAGGCACGGCGCCCAGGTTGTGGACGTCACGGTCGGCCTCGACCCACTGCCCGAAGGGGTCCCGCTCCGCCCAGATCGTCTGATCGGGCAGGTACAGGGTCGTCTTCGACGCGTTCACGTTCACCGACGCAGACTGGACAGGCAGGATGGTGTCGTCCCAGCCGTAGAACCGGCACGCCGACGTCGCGACCTCCTTGCGGACGTCCACGATCGCGGTCATCTCACGGGGCGACTCGACCCGCACCAGTGGCAGGGCCGCGTCGTCCTCGTTCGTGCCGACGCTCATGAACGACCGGCCGTAGATCATCCGGTCGGCGTTGAACATCGACGTGTGCGACGACAGGTTCGACGCGTCCCAGATCGCCCGCAGGCGCGGGTCGGCAGTCTCTTCGCCGGGCAGGGTCAGGGACCGGACCTGCTGACGGGAGTTGATCGTGTCCACGACCGTCCGGCACCAGTTCGCGACCACTAGGAACTTGCGCATCGACGGCGGGATCGCCATCCCCAGCTGCTCGACGCGCTGCTGCCCCTGGTAGTACCGCAGGTTCAGCTCATCGGTCCACGCGTTCGCGTCCAAGCGCTCGCGGTGCCGCTCGATGAGGGCGATCTCCTCGGAAGTGAGTGCCATCAGCCCCCCTCTCCAAGGTCAGACGAAACGTGCTGGGGCTCGGTCGGCCCGTCCCTGGGGCATGGCCCAGGTCAGCCCTTGGTCAGATGCGTGATGAACTGGTCGACGCGCTTCCGCTCGGCGTCATAGTCCTTACGCAGCGAGAGGGTGTCCGACGAGCCTCCGAAGTACTGGCTGAGCGCCTCGTACATCGCATGGGCGGCCTCATCGGGGAGCCGGAGCCACATCTCGTCATCAGGAGCGGTCTCGCCGCGCTCGAACGTGCGGACGACGGGCGACTGAGGCCAGGTCAACATCTGCGACCGGTCCTCCGACGCCCACATCGACACGGCGATTCGGACGCCACTCATCATCGGGTCGAACTCGGCACGCGATCGAGCCATCTTTCATCACTCCTCGCGGCATCGCGCCGCACAGGGTTCGACCGGAGCCTCGCGCCCCGATCGTGGGTTATCTCTCTGAGGTCAGCGCGGCAAGCGGAAGTACGTCGGACCCGCCTTGGCCCATCCCTCGCCGCGCATGTCCGCGGCGGCCTCGTGCGCGAGCACGTCAGCCATGAGGATGTCGATCTTCTGAACCTCGGCCGGCTTGCCGAGGATGTATTTGTCGCCCGGCTTCGCAACCTTCCGGGCGTTCAACGCGTGGACCTTCGCCGTCTCGTCGCCGTCATGAGTGGTCGACTTCTCGGTGGTGTCCTCGAGGAACCGGGTGAGCGCGTCGAACATGCGTCCGGTCTGGTTCGTGGGCCACTGCACAACGACGTCCTCGCCGTGTTCGAGCGCCCACTCATCGGCCTGCGTCTCCCAGTGGCGGGGGTCGATGTAGAACCGCGCCACCTTGAACGCCGCGAACACCTCGGCGACCGCGACCCGGACCTCAGCGCGCGGGATGCGCCCGTCCGGCCACTCGGCCGGGTTCCAGAACGTCGGCCGGTTGTCCGGCCCGTAGGTCGGGGTGAACCTGTACCCGTCCGCGGTCTCCGCACGTAGCGCCGTCCAGTCACCCGAACGGGAACCGTCGAAGCCGAGCGAGATGCGCCGATCCGTAGAGGGGACCAACGCGCGAGAGCCATCCCACAACGCCTCGAGCATGTACGAACCGAGGCCCTGGACGAGGCGGTTGCCGAAGAACCGCTCAGCCTGCGTCGGGTCCGTCTCGACGAGCTCCGCGGCCTGCGCGTCGATCGACGACACGTCCACCCACGGGGCGTCCGCGTACACGTACCGGTGGATCTGGTGACGGTCCCGCTTGTTCGCGTAGGACAGATTGGCCGGTGGCTTGCGGTAGTGCCGGAAGATGTCCAACCGCCGCGACTGGAACGCCTGCT